CAAGTTGAAAATGATGTACCTGTAAGAGTTAGTAATAATATTGTTGATAGGTCTGCATTATCCACAGTTTATCCTTCACCTGGAGGTGGAAATTGGGACCAATTTAACGCAAAGGCCGACAACGGCGGTTCAACAGTAGATCCAAATTTTTTGTTTGTAGACGGAGATGAATTTGATATTTCAGCAACAACAATTAACGATTTACGGAGAGCATTTCGTTTACAAGAGTGGCTTGAGAAAAACGCGCGTGGCGGAACCAGATATATTGAAAATATTTTAATGCATTTTGGTGTTAAGAGTTCTGATAAGCGTTTACAAAGACCAGAATATATTACAGGAGTAAAAACACCCGTAGTAATTTCAGAAGTATTAAATACTAGTGGAACAGAAAACCAATTACCACAAGGTAATATGGCCGGACATGGTGTAGCAGTAACAACAGGTAAATATGGTTCATATTTTTGTGAAGAGCATGGATATATCATCGGAATTATGTCCGTTATGCCAAAAACTGCTTATCAGCAAGGAATACCAAAAACATACCTCAAAAATGATCCGCTTGATTTCTTTTGGCCTTCATTTGCACATATTGGAGAACAACCAGTAGTAAATGCGGAATTATTCGCATATACAAACGGAGATCCTTTGACATTTGGTTATGTACCCCGTTATGCGGAGTATAAGTTTATGCCAAACCGAGTAGCTGGAGATTTTAGAACAACACTTGATTATTGGCATTTAGGAAGGATTTTTAACAACCTACCATTTTTAAATCAAACATTTATTGAGTGTGCACCAGAAGACGTAGACCGCATATTTGCAGTATTAGACGAACCAGAAGGAACAGACAATTTGTATTGTCAAGTATTGCATAAGATTCGCGCGGTAAGACCTATGCCTAAGTTTGGAACACCAATGTTCTAGTTATGAGTACTAGATGTGTAACACCATTTTATAAAAAAATGGAGTTGGTCAAGGGAGTAGACACAGGATATATTCCTTTTCCATGCGGTAAATGCCCCCCATGTATAAGAAGAAGAGTGTCTGGATGGGCGTTTAGACTAAATAAACAAAGTGAGCAGAGCAACTCTGCTCACTTCGTTACACTTACTTATAATGAAGAACATATTACAAAAACTAAGAACGGATTGGACACGCTTGTTAAAGCGGATTTACAGAAGTTTTTTAAAAGGCTTAGAAAGTTAACAAAAGAAAAGATTTCATATTACGCAGTTGGCGAGTATGGAACAGACGGACAAAGACCACATTACCACGTTATATTATTTAACACAAACCCAAAAATAGTAGAAAATGCTTGGACTATTAATGATGTTAGCATTGGTAATATCCATTTTGGTGATGTTGGTGAAGCCAGTGTTGGATACACTCTTAAATATATTTCAAAAGAGAAGAAAATACCAATGTTTCAAGGTGATGATAGACAAAAAGAATTTGCATTAATGAGCAAAGGACTTGGAAAAGGTTATTTAACTGAACAAATGGTAAAATGGCACAAAAGGAATATAGAAAATAGAGTATATCTACCATTAAAAGATGGCAAGAAAGCCGCTATGCCAAGATACTACAAAGACAAGCTATATGACAAAGGTCAAAAGTTTAGGATTGGTGTATTTATGCGTGCAACGGCTGAAGAGTTGGAAAAGGCTCTTGAAAATGAGCATGGAGATAATTTGGAGAGAGTCAAAGTTGAACAAGTTATTAACGATTTTAGAAGAATGTATAAAAAAGCTGAAAAGAGACAAAAATCATTTAAACAAAACAAATTAAAAGTTAAGTTATGAGCCACAAAGCAGTTAGTAGTTTTAAGAAAAATTACAAAGGACAAGTAAACAACGAAGAAAGTAAGACAGTACCCGACCAATCAATGACATTAAGGGAATTGTTAGTTAGGTATGCAAAAGGATTGCCCCTGGAAGGTGCAAAAACTCCTATTTGGGAAGGAGAAGAAGGATTTGATGTAGATCCAGAGAAATTAGATTTAGCAGAAAGGGAAGAATTAGCAGAAAAGGCAAGAGAAGAATTAAAGGCAATTAATGAAAGAGTAAAAGACGCAGTAGAAAAGAAAAAGGCTAAAAAGCGTAGCGTTATTACTGACATTAAGGAAGAAACACAAGAAAATGACAATTAAAACCCTAAAAACGGGTTTTATTGTTGTTAGCGGTAGCGCAACAATAAAAACCAAGACAAGCGATAGCGCGTCAGCAATAAGCACTAATACACCCTTGATATATTAGTGCTTATTGACACCAAAGCCACAAATAAGCGAAAAGGACGAATAAACGACGAAGAGGTACGATAAGGAGAGTAAAAGGACAATAAGCTAAAAAGTGGATTTAGGTAAATAAATAAAAACACTTAAAAAAACAAAGTTATGCCCGGACCATTAGTAGCCCCATTAATTATGGCAGGATCTGCATTAGCAGGACAAGGAATAAACGCTGCACAACAAAGCAGCATGAACAGAAAAACAAGAGAATGGAACGAAAAGATGTATGGTATGCAAAGGCAACATGCATTACAGGATTGGGATATGCAAAATGCATACAATAACCCAGCGGCACAAATGGCAAGATTAAAAGCTGCGGGATTAAACCCACATTTAATATATGGAGGAGGACCTGGCAACGTAAGTCAACCAGTAAGAAGTACAGATACAAAAAGTTGGAATCCTACTCCACCTCAATTTGATTTAGGACAAGTTGCAAAATCAGCATTATTTACAGGAGTAGATTTAGAGTTAAAAAATGTTCAAAGAGATAGAATACAAGAATTAACACAAGTAGCAAGGCAACAGGCATTACAACAAGCAAGTCAAACTGCTAAAAATGTGCAACAAGTAGCAAAAGACAAGTTTCAATTAGATCAAGCAAAGTCGTTAAACAATTATGTTTTAGAAGCTGCAAAGCTGGGTGTAAAACAACAGGAAGCTAACATTCAGTCAACAATGACTAATACACAAAGAACAACACAACAAATTGCAACTGAAGCATTGATGCAACAACCAAATTTAAGGTTAGCATTAGCAGAAATAGATCAAAGGAGAGCAAATATTGCAAAAACAGAACAAGAAAGATACAATATTATTCAAGATACTAGGAACAAGGAAAGAACAGGAATATTACAGCAATTAGATATAGATTTAAGAGAAAAAGGTATTAATCCTAATGATCCTATGTATATGAGAATTTTGGGACAGGCAATAGATAAACCATTTAACCAATTGAAAAACTGGTGGGACAATATTTGGAAATAACCTAATATTTGAAACAAAAATTATTAAAAACAAAACCCCTACCCTATCGGGTAGGGGATATACACACAATGTGGAAAATAAAATTAGTTTTATATTATAATTAACCTTTACATTGCATTGACACTTAATCTAATATAAATTATAGGAAATATATTATGTTAAGTAGAGATATAAACCCTTAAAAATCAACAATATGGCTTACAGAAAAAGAAGTCGGCTATATAGCCGCAGAAATCGTGCCAAGCGTGGCAGAACAAAACGATTAAAGAAATACTACGTTTCACGTGGTGGAATTAGATTATAAACCCAATAAAACCAACAAAAAATGGCAAACAAAAACCTGTTTAATTCGGTAGAAGTATCAAAACCGAAAAAAAACGTGTTCGACTTGACCCACGATGTAAAAATGTCAAGTAAAATGGGACAACTAACGCCTACATGCGTTATCGAGTGCGTACCTGGAGATATGTTTAACATAGGTTGTGATTCACTTATTAGATTCGCACCCCTACTCGCACCTGTTATGCACAGAATGGATGTAAGTATGCACTATTTTTTTGTACCAAACCGAATAGTATGGGAAAATTGGGAAAAGTTCATTGTAGACGCAAATAGCCCACATACACTACCCTTTTTGGAGTACATGTCAAGTGCAACAGCAGCTGAAAAAAAGTTTTTGGATTATTTAGGAGTACCACCAAACAACAGCAGTCCAAATGTAACTGCAAATATTAACGCATTACCATTAGCAGCGTATCAAGCAATATATAACGAGTATTACCGAGATGAAAATTTAGTAAACGAAGTAAATTATAAGTTAACAGACGGAAATAATATTGCAACAGCAAGTCAGTTATTAACACTTCGCAAAAGAGCATGGGAACACGATTATTTTACAAGTGCATTACCATTTGCACAAAAAGGTACAGCAGTAGATATACCAATTGGGCAAGTTGAAAATGATGTACCTGTAAGAGTTAGTAATAATATTGTTGATAGGTCTGCATTATCCACAGTTTATCCTTCACCTGGAGGTGGAAATTGGGACCAATTTAACGCAAAGGCCGACAACGGCG